AAGGCCGGTGGCTGTGCTGGCGGACGAAATCCATGAGTTCAAGAACAACCACTCTATTGAGACGTGGAAGCGCGCCATTGCCAAGATGCCCGGCGACGCACTCATGCTCCTGGGAACTAACACACCAGCGTCGACGCAATTAGTCGGCACCGAGTATTCCGAGTTCTACCAAGCTGTTCTGAGCGGAAAGGTCAAAGACGACGAGGCGTTCGCGTTCATCGCGCGTGTCGACAAGAAGGATCACGACCGGGTCTTCGAAAACGAGGATTGCTGGAAGAAGGCGCTGCCAGCGCTGGGGATCACGTTCCCGATCGAGAATATCCGTGGTGAGGTCAACACCGCCAAGCAACTCGCCTCCACCGCGCTGTCGGTCAAACGCCTCTACTTCGGTATTCCGACCGGGGTGGACGAGTTCTGGATGGACGACGAGCAGGCGTGGCTCGATGTTCAGGGAAAGGTTGATTCTCAGAGGCTGAAGGGTCGTCGTTGCTGGCTCTCGCTGGACTTGTCGAAGAAGAACGACCTGACCGCGCTGTCAGCAGCTTGGGAGCCCGATCCGGACAACGAAGAGGAGGCTCTTCGTCCGTTGCAGGTCAAGACGTGGTACTGGACAACGAAGAAGGGGTTGAAGGACCGCGCGCGCCGCGACCTCGCGTCGTATGTCGAATGGGCGGAAGATCCGAAGATCGACTTCACCGCCGTTGACGGATCGACGATCGACAAGACATTCGCAGCCGCGCAGGTCGCAAGGATCGCCGCCGAGCATGATGTGCAGTTTCTCGCGTTCGACCCGGCCGGTATGGCGGATTTTATGAACGCCTGCGAGGAAATCGGATTGCCGGTCTGGCTATTCGAGGGACCGGGAAAGCCGGAAGGCAGCGGGCTGAAGCTGGTCCGTCACAACCAGGGCAAACGCCGCGTATTCGAGGATCGGCAACTCACGATGCCGACGTCGATTGAGAAGCTGGAAGACCTGATCCTCCAACATGACGTCGTGATCGACGCGTCGCCGGTCACCACCATGTGCGCCGGGAATGCAAAAACCGAATCTGACGGCCAGGACAATCGGTGTTTCGACAAGAAAAAGTCGCGCGGCCGCATCGACGGAATTGTGACGATTGCCATGGCGGCCGGCGCCGCCTTCATGACGGAAGACAAGGGACCTGACTATGACGAATGGCTTCAGGATGCCCTGGCGGCCCGCTAAATGAACTGGCTTTCCCGGTGGTGGCGGAAACCTGCGCTGAAGGTGCAAGACCCGGAAAATTCTCGGCGCGGCAAAAGCGACACGTGGTCGGGCTATGACGTTGGCGCCGATGGTGCGTTGCGTATCTCGACGTGGTGGTCTGGCGTCCGGCTCTATGGCGAGACGATCGGCGCGCTGCCGTGCGCGGTCTACGAAAAGCAGGCTGACGGCAGCAAGAAGCCGAACGCCGGGCACTGGCTCTATAATCTCGTTCACGAAAGCCCGAACTCGGATCAGACGGCAGCAGAGTTTTGGGAAAGCGTCGTCATCGATCTTGCCGTCCATGGCAACGCCTATTCGCTGAAGGATAAGCGCGGCGACAAATCAATCATTTCGCTGATGCCGCTGTCGGCAGACCCCCGCGATATGAATCGTCGGCGCGACCCGTCCGGAATCCTGCGCTACACATTCACCCATCGCGGCAAGCGATACACCGATCTGACAGAGGACGACGTTTTCCACATTCGCGGCTTTGGCGACGACGGCGAGGGCGGTGGCCTGTCGACGCTGGCCTATGCGCGCGAAAGCCTTGGTTTCTCCGAAGCAATCTCAGCGTCGGCCGGTACCTATTTCCGCAACGGCATGAAGAACTCGATTTTCTTCACGCAGCCGCCGGGCGGAAAGGCGATGACGTCGGACCAGCGAAAGGATTTTCGTTCCGCGTTTATCGAACCGTATCTCGGCGGCGAGGGCTTGAATGCGGGCTTGTTGGAACACGGTTTCGACGTCAAGTCGGTGAGCTTGCCGCCGAAAGACGCTGAGATGCTTCTGACATGGCGCTTCAGCATCGAGGATCTCTGCCGGTGGCTTCGTATCCCGCCTGTCTTGGTTGGCCATGCCGCTCAAGGTCAGACGATGTGGGGCTCCGGAATCGAGCAGATCATGCTCGGTTGGTATGTGCTGGGCCTTCGACCGTATCTTACGCGCATTGAGCAGGCCATAAAGAAACGGCTGCTGCCGCCGGCCGAGCGCGGCAAGGTCTACGCCGAGTTTTTGTTCGAGGGTCTTTTCCGTGCCGACAGCGTCGGTCGCGCCGCGCTTCTCGCCTCGCTTGGTCAGAATGGTTACCTGACGCGCAATGAAGGGCGCGCGATGGACAACAAGCCGCCGATGCCAGGCGGTGACGTCCTCACGGTGCAGTCGAACCTCGTTCCGTTGGATCAACTCGGCAAAGTGACGAGCGCGTCGCCTGAACAGCAGCTGCGCTCTGCCCTCATGAACATGCTTTTCGGCGGCGACGTGGATTCGCTGATCGAGGCGAAGATGAAATCCATCATGGGCCACAATGGCGGCCCGCCTCTCGATAGGGATGATGCGGCATGAAGACGAAAGACTTTGCCTTCAAGGTCAAGAGCGCCGGCGACTCGGGGGAGATCGAAGGCTACGTGTCGGTCTTCGGCGTCCGTGACAGCTACAACGAGGCCGTGATGCCCGGTGCATTCTCCGACAGTCTCGCCAAGCACAAGCGGGAGGGCACTTATCCTTTGATGCTTTGGCAGCACAATCCTGACGAGCCGATCGGCGTCTGGCACGAGATGAGCGATGACGGCAAGGGGCTACACGCCAAGGGGCAATTGCTCAAGGGCGTGCGACGCGCCGACGAAGCGTTGATCATGCTCAAGGCCGGCGCCATTCAGGGTATGTCGATCGGCTATCGCGAAGTCGACGTCGAGCCGTCGGATGGTGCCACCCCGCGCAAGCTCGTGAAGCTTAATCTTCTGGAGGCGTCGATCGTCTCCTTTCCGGCGAACATTCGCGCCCGTGTCGATGCGGTGAAGGCGGATGGCATGATGTCTGAGTTTGCTCGTCGTCTTCGTGACGGCGACCCGCCGTCGATCAAAGAGTTCGAGGACATCCTGCGTGAGGCAGGCGTCCCCAAAGCCATGGCCGTGCAGATCGCCTCTGTCGGCTATGCGAAGGCTGTTCGGAGCGAGTCCGACGGCGGAGAGGCGATCAAGTCCGCGGTCAGCGAAGCTATCGCTTCGTTGCGCTCCATTTCCCACAGCTAGGAAACACCACAATGAAAAATCGTTATCTCCCGTTCGCGGTGTTCGCCGCGATCATCGCCGTCGCGTGCGTTGTCGTACTCGGCTTCGACTTCAGTTCGGTGGCGCATGCCCATAGCCTCGGCCTGCATATGGCCGAAGCTGGCGCCGGCGTCGCCGCGCTCGAAAAGCAGATTGGCGATCTCGCCGTCCAGCTCAAGAGCGCGGCCGACGACGTCAAGAAGTCGGCCGAAACCACCCAGACCGAACTGAAGAATCTCGGCAAGGTCACCGAGGAAACCAAGAAATCGGCCGACGACGCGCTGATCAAGCACAACGAGCTTGCAGCGCGCATGACCGAGATCGAGCAGAAGATGGTGACGATCCGCGCCGGCGGCGGCCCGGAACGTCAGAAGTCGGTCGGCGAGCAGTTCGTAGAGCATGCCGATGTCAAGCAGTTCCTGAAGTCCAAGCCTGGCCGTGGTACGGTCAGCGTGCGGATGAAGGCGGTGATCTCCGGTCTCACGACCGACGCCGATGGTTCTGCCGGCGACCTGATCGTCCCACAGCGTCTGCCCGGCATCATCGCGCCGCCGCAGCGCCGCATGACGATCCGTGATCTGCTCACGCCGGGCTCCACCTCGTCGAACGCGATCCAGTACGTCAAGGAAACGGGCTTCACCAATTCCGCGGCGACTGTCGCGGAAGACGGCACGGCCACCAAGCCGCAGTCCAACATCAAGTTCGACATCATGACCACGTCGGTCACGACCGTCGCTCACTGGGTGCTGGCGACGAAGCAGATCCTCGACGACGTGCCGCAGTTGATGTCTTACATCGACGGCCGGCTGCGCTACGGCCTGCAGTACGTCGAGGAGGGCCAGCTTCTGAATGGCGGCGGCACCGGGACCGATCTGAACGGCATCTACACTCAGGCTTCGGCCTATGTCGCTCCGATCATCCCGTCGGCCGCCGGCAACCTGACGAAGATCGACGTCATCCGCCTGGCGATCCTGCAGGCGGCTCTCGCCGAATATCCGGCCAATGGCATCACGATGAACCCCAAGGATTGGGCGGACATCGAACTGACCAAGACGGATGACGGCGCTTACCTGTTCGCCAATCCGCAGGGCGGCAGCGAGCCGCGCTTGTGGCGTCTGCCGGTGGTCGAAACGCAGGCCATGACCGCCGATACCTTCCTGACCGGCGCGTTCCAGTTGGGCGCGCAGATCTTCGACCGCGAGGAAGCCAACGTCGAAATCTCGACCGAGGACAGCGACAACTTCCGCAAGAATCTCGTCACGATCCGTGCGGAAGAGCGCTTGGCGTTGGCGGTGTATCGGCCGGAAGCCTTTGTGAAGGGCACCTTCACGACGGCGCTGGCGGCCTGATCCGCAGCAACCACAAACGACGCGTCCGGCTGAACGTCGGGCGCGTCGTCAATTCCGGAAGCAGGAGAACAGCAAATGCAGCTTCGCGCACTCGAGCAAATTCACATCAGCGCGGTTCAAGCCGACACCATCCGGCCGGGCCAGGTTTTCGGCATCAGCGATTCCGCAGGCAATGACTTGCTGAAAAAGCACCCCGCGAAGTTCGAGCGCGTCGACAGCGGCCAGCCCGATCACGTGGAAGCGGCCGAGAAGTCGGAACCCGCGCCGCAGAACAAGGCCGAACCGGCGCCAGCGAACAAGGCCGACAAGAAGGCGAAGGACGAAAAGTAGCCGCCCGACGCGGACCACCATCATCAGCGGCGCACAGCGCCCAACCTTGGAGAAAATCCCATGCGACGATACAAGGTGCCGGTCACCACGGCGGCAGACGGCAGCGCAACGGCGTACAGCCCGCGCATTGCCGGCAAGATCCACAGCGTTCATTACGTGAAGACGGACTTCGCCGATGGCGTCGATTTTACCATCACGTCAGAGGCAACCGGCGAGAGCATCCTTGCCAAATCCGACGTAAACGCATCCGCGGTGTTTTATCCGCGTGCCGCCACCCACGGCCAGGACGGCGCGGCCGCACTCTATGCAGCCGGTGGCGCCGGCGTGCTCGACAAGATTGCGTTCGCCAGCGACCGCGTGAAGATCGTTGTGGCGGCTGGCGGCAACGCCAAGTCTGGCACCTTCCACGTTCTGGTCGACGAGTGATCGATGCATCTCGTCCTCGTCACCCCTCCCGCACTTGAGCCGCTATCGGCGGCCGACTTGAAGGCGCGGCTGAACATCGGATCAGAAATGTCCGATGAAACGGCCGACGCTCTCATCAAGGCGGCCCGCCAGATGATCGACGGTCGGGATGGGTGGCTTGGACGGGCGTTCATCACGCAGACGTGGCAGGGAATGCTGGATGGGTTTCCTTGCAGCTATCTCCGCATTCCGCTGCCGCCGCTGCAGGACGTCAACCTCGTCCGTTACGTCGACAGCGCCGGTGAACAGCAGGAACTGGACAGTTCGGATTACCAGATCGTGCAGGGCGCGGCGCCATACATCGTTCCTGCTTTCGGCAAGTCCTGGCCGTCGACGCGCTGCGCGGCTGACGCTGTCATGATCGAATTTGTGGCCGGTTACGGAGACAACCCCGAAGACGTGCCAGAGCCGATCCGATCGGCAATCGCGCTGCAAGCCTCGGCCCTGCGGTCGCTGTCAGAACGCAACCTGTTCCTAAGCCAAGACACTGTCGACGGCGTTGGGACAAAACAATACATCGTTGGCGGTAA